ATCAACCTGTGCGTCTGCGTGTTCAAATAGATTTTAGACCTAGAGGTGGAATCAGCAGTTGTATGACTGCCGACAGTGATTGGGGCCACTTAGGAGGTACTGATAAGTTATGGCAAGACCACAAGGAATAACAATGATTGATTACACAGCGTTTCCAGTCTACTTGGACTACAGTTCAACCACACCTATGGATCCACTAGTGGTAGATGCCATGATTCCTTACATGCGTGAGCAATTTGGCAATCCTGCGTCACGCAGTCATGCCTACGGCTGGTCAGCTGAAGCCGCAGTAGAACAAGCCCGACAACATGTGGCTGACCTAGTGTCAGCAGACCCTAGAGAAATTGTGTGGACTAGTGGTGCTACCGAAAGCATTAATCTTGCCATCAAAGGTGCGGCCAAGTTTCGTAAGAGCCAAGGCCAACACATCATCACTGTGAAAACTGAACACAAGGCCACCTTGGATGCTTGCCGTGAACTAGAACGAGATGGCTGGCAAGTGACCTATCTTGATGTACAACCTAATGGCCTAATTGATATGTCTCAATTGACATCAGCTATTCAGCCAGATACTGTGCTAATCAGTGTGATATATGTCAACAACGAAATTGGTGTAATACAAGACATTGAGGCCATTGGTGAACTATGCCGTAAGGAAAATATTGCGTTTCATGTGGACGCGGCACAGGCCACTGGTAAAGTAGAGATTGATCTACAACGACTCAAGGTTGACCTGATGAGTTTTTCAGCACACAAAACCTACGGTCCCAAAGGCATTGGTGCATTATATGTGCGCCGAAAACCCAGAATGAGAATCGAAGCACAGATACACGGTGGCGGTCATGAACGTGGCATGCGGTCAGGTACTCTAGCCACACACCAAATTGTGGGCATGGGTGAAGCATTTAGGCTGGCCAAGATACATTTACAGGAAGAAACTGCCCGAGTGAGAACTCTGCGTGATCGACTGCTGGCAGGACTAGAAACCATTGAACAGGTGTTCATTAACGGTGACATGATTCAGCGTGTGCCACATAACCTTAATATCAGTTTCAACTATGTAGAAGGTGAAAGCATGATCATGGCTTTGAAACAGTTGGCAGTGAGTTCAGGTTCAGCCTGCACAAGTGCCAGCCTTGAACCCAGTTATGTGTTACGAGCACTAGGTCGTAATGATGAGCTGGCGCATAGTAGCATACGATTTACTCTAGGACGCTACACTACAGAACAAGAAATAGACTTTGCTATTGAATTGATTCAACGTAAGATTGCTAGACTGAGAGAGCTAAGTCCACTGTGGGAAATGTACAAGGACGGCATTGATTTGGACACCATACAGTGGGCAAGCCATTGACAACGGAAAACAAAAATGATAGATACAAGAATTAAAACAGTTTTGCACAATGAAAGTGTTAGACAACACAATACCATTGAACTGATTGCCAGTGAAAACTACACCAGCCGAGCAGTGATGGATCTGTGTGGTAGTATACTCACAAACAAGTATGCCGAAGGGTTGCCCGGTAAACGCTACTACAATGGCTGTGCGAATGTGGATGAGATTGAAAATATTGCCATTGAATACGCTACTCAACTGTTTGGTTGTGCTTATGCCAATGTTCAACCGCATTCAGGTGCCAATGCCAATCTAGCAGTGTTCAAGGCATTCCTCAAGCCTGGTGATGTAATTGTGGGTATGGATCTAGCATCAGGTGGACATTTGAGTCACGGTGCTAAAGTAAATGCTAGCGGTGCATGGTTTGACTCACACTCATATGGGGTAGATGCTGACGGATTTATTGACTACAACGCTGTGGCACAGTTGGTCTGGGACACTAGACCTGTGATGCTGATTGCTGGTGCCAGTGCTTACAGTCAAGTTATCAACTGGGCCAGGTTTCGAGAGATTGCTGATTCAGTGGGTGCATTATTATTGGCGGACATTGCCCACTATTCGGGCCTGATAGCAGGTGGAGAATATCCCAGCCCGTTTCCGCATGCTGATGTTGTGACTACCACAACACACAAAGGTCTACGTGGACCCAGAGGTGGTATGATCATGTGGAACGATCCTGATCACTCTAAGAAAATTAACGGTGCAGTATTTCCCGGCACACAAGGTGGTCCACTCATGCATATCATTGCCGGCAAGGCACAGTGTTTCTACGAAGCACTACAGCCAGAGTTTAAGCAATATGCCCAACAGGTACGGATCAATGCTGACACAATGGCCAAGACTTTTATGTTGTCCGGAGTTAATGTGGTCAGCGGCGGCACCGAATGTCATATGTTTACCATTGACTTGACCACTGAACAACTGAGCGGGCGTGAGTATGCTGACAGATTAGAACAGCACGGTATTACAGTAAATAAGAACGGTGTACCAGGAGAGACACGTAGCTTTGCTGAAACATCAGGTGTGCGTATTGGAGTAGCTGCCGAAACAACTCGCGGACATGATCAAGTATGGTTTCATGAACTTGCTCTACGTATGATAGACATTTTAAGGAACGGATAATGTTAGAAACCATTTGCGATACATTAGTTGAAGCATATAAACGCAACTGGATTACCAGTCGTGATGGTAATGTGAGTATTCGTCATCACGACCGTGATCACTTTTATATCACACCTAGCGGTGTACGTAAGCAGACACTACAACCGGACCAGTTTAAGAAGATTGATGTATTAACACATTATGACTGGACTGAATTGCCTTATACTGATATCAGTGCTAATCTCAATCCCAGTGGAGAAATTCCCTTACACTTTGGCTTACAACGAGAAATGGGGCAACACAGTGATGAAGTAAGAGTAGTAGTTCATCTACATCCCACTTATTGCATTGCCGCCATGCATGCCGGAATTGACCTAAGCACTATTAGTGCAGCGTTTCCAGAACTCAACCGTTATACCAAGGTAGCACCCAACGTAGGGGATGTGCCTCCTATCAGTCAAGAGCTTGCCAACCGCTGTCATGAGAATTTAGGTTTGGATGAAGATGGCAATATTGATTACGACATTGTGGGTATCAAAGGACATGGTGTTGTAGCCATTGATACCAGCCCGTGGCGGGCTTTTGAACACATTGAACGATTGGAACATATTTGTCAAATTGTTCTAGCATCAGGGAGATATTAAAATGAGTTACATTGTAGGATCTCTGCCGCCGATCAAATGTTTTGTCAAACGAGAGTTTCTCTACAACTTTGAAAAGGGACACGGAGAACTTGAACCTGCTATCTGGGTCAGTCTCAAAGCACTACGTGGACAGGTGTTTCGTATTGAAAGTCTGTTGCCCAATTACGGTGCATTGTATGACAAACTGCCTATACATGCCTATGTGTGGAAAGAGGACCATAGCAATTGTTTACCAATTGATACCCTACAGCTTTGGGACTGCATGGGTTATCGTTTTACCATTGTTGAGAAAATAGGTCTACGCAATCTTGGCGTTAAGTTCTTAGGCAAAGATCGAGAATGGCACCACGGGACCTATTTGTTCACTGTGGATTTTTGTGCAGATGGCATGGATGTGGACACAGGCTTTACTGAAGTAGCGGAAGAACACAAGAGCTTCAACTTTATCCGTTTGGAAAATGGGCAGTTTGCTTGCCAGCCCAACAACAGATGTTTATGGTATGATCAAAGTTTAATCTCAGGTGTGACGAAATTCCCGGACTTTGTCGCGGCACAGACCATATACACAGTGGACGGTACACGCAAGTGGACCGCAGGAGATGATTGGTTTTATAACATAGAGGAAAGAAAAGAATGAGTTTTAACGAAACAATCAAAGGCGCTTTGCCAGACTATGCCAAAGATACACGACTGAATCTGGATGCAGTACTGCTTCGTAGCACATTGGATGCCGACGTAGCCATGGGCTGTGCAGTGGCTGCCATGGCTGCAACCGGCAACGGCAAGGTACTGGCTGTGTTGTTGGCAGATGCACCTGTTCACGCAGATGCCGCTATGACGGCCGCCAGCATTATGGCACAGAACAATGTATGGTATCCTTACGTTGAAATGGCCGACGACGAACAGTTGAAAGGCTTGCCAGCACAGTTGCGCATGAATGCAATCGCCAGTCACGGTGGAACTTCCAAATCAAACTTTGAAGCATTTAGTTTGGCCGCAAGCATTGTGGGCAAATGTCACTTCTGTGTAAAAGCACATTACGAAACATTGAAACAAGAAGGCTACACAGTGGAACAACTTCGTGACATTGGCCGCATTGCCGCAGTAATGAATTCAGTGGCCAAAGTGCTGAACAGTTGATGAAACGCATTGTAGTCAACGGTACATTTGATATCCTACACTCGGGGCATTTGGCTTTGCTGAATTATGCCCGGAGTTTGGGAGACTATCTTGTGGTTGCTATAGATTCAGACCGACGTGTAAAAGAATTAAAGGGCCAGGCTCGTCCTGTAAATACACAAGCAGAACGAGCAGAACTTCTAAGCAATCTTCGAGCAGTAGACCAGGTCAGCATATTTGATTCTGACCAAGAACTGATTGATATTGTTGCAGGATGTGCTGTAATGGTCAAAGGGTCTGACTATCGCGGTCGTGCCATTGTTGGTGATCAGGTGATACCAGAAATAATATTTTTTGAAAGAATACATGGATTCTCAACCACAGAAAAAATTCAAGATATTACTAGTAGGTGATAACTGCAAAGACATTTACCAATACGGTACAATAGATAGACTAAGTCCTGAAGCTCCAGTTCCTGTATTTGTTCCCACTCGCACTGAAACTCGTGACGGCATGGCCGGCAATGTGTTTAATAATCTAATGGCACTGGGATGTGATGCGAACTATCTACATGGCGAAACATCAACAAAAACAAGACTAATCGATACACGTAGCAAACAGCAAATTGTCCGTATAGACAACGATATCAAATCAACTCCTATTACATTTGAAACAGCTATACCCGATGTGTATGATGCTGTTGTAGTCAGCGATTACAATAAAGGAACAGTTAGCTACGAACTGATTGAAGAACTGATTGAATTAAGTATTCCAATTTTTATAGATACCAAGAAAGCAGACTTGGGACGTATGCAAGGTGCATGGGTAAAGATCAATGATTTAGAATACAGCAAGATTACTAGCGAATGTTCCGGATTAATTGTTACGCATGGTGCCAATGGTGCAAGTGTAATACATCATGATATCACCTGCTCTGCCCCTACTGTAGAAGTGAGTGATGTCACTGGTGCTGGCGATACTTTTCTTGCCGCCCTAGCATACAAGTATTTGATAACAGCAGATATCAAACTGTCTGTAGAGTTTGCAACTCGTGCAGCGTCAATTACAGTACAGCATTTGGGTGTATATGCACCACGTTTAGAGGAAATTAAATGACACGATTACATGGTCAAGTAACCAAAGGATGGGGCTCCGAAGAAATCTGGGCATCCAATGACAAATACTGTGGCAAGTTGATGCACTTCAACACTGGTGCAAAATTCAGCATGCACTTTCATGCAGAAAAAGACGAGTCTTGGTATGTGCTCAGTGGCAAGTTCAGTGTGTACTACATTGACACCGATGATGCAAGTGTGCATGTGGCAGAATTAAATCCCGAAGACACATGGCATAACCGACCATTGCTGCCGCATCAATTGGTTTGTGTGGAAGCAGGTACCATTATAGAAGTTAGTACCCCGGACAGTGTAGAAGACAACTATCGTGTGGGCAAGGGCGACAGTCAAAAATGAAATATCTGGTGGATATCGACGGCACAATCTGCACCAACACATTTGGTGATTATCAAAATGCACAACCGTTTGTGGACAGGATTGAGCACTTTAACAACCTGTTTGATCAAGGTTATGAAATACATTATTGGACAGCAAGAGGCGGCAATTCTGGTGTTGACTGGACCCTACTCACCAAGCAACAATTTGCCAATTGGCAAGTAAAATACACAACATTAAAATTGGGCAAGCCCACATACGACATCTGGATTGATGACAAAGCTGTAAACAGCGAGGTATACTACAATGAAAATATTATTAACAGGACATAAAGGCTTTATTGGCAGCCACATACTAACAGCATTGGAGGCGTACGAGCATGATGTTTCTGTGTATGAATGGGGCGAGCAGTTGCCGTCGATAATGGAACAGGACTGGGTCATCCACTGTGGTGCCATCAGTAGCACAACTGAGCGTGACTTGGATAAGATCATGCGTCAGAACGTGGACTTCACTAGACAGTTGTTCGACGCTTGCAAAACATACGGAGTCAACATGCAGTATTCCAGCAGTGCTAGTTTATATGGTATGGGCACTGACTTTAGTGAAACTGCACCATTAGATCCACGCACTCCGTATGCCTGGAGCAAGTATCTGTGTGAATACTATCATAGACAACATCAGGGTGGTAACACAGTGCAAGGGTTTCGTTATTTCAATGTGTACGGGCCCGAAGGCGAAGAACACAAAGGCAAGCAGGCCAGTCCATACGCACAGTTTAAACGTCAAGCAGAAGAAACTGGCCGAATTCGAGTGTTTGAAGGCAGCGATAAATTCCTACGTGACTTTGTTCCAGTGAGCCAGATTGTGGACACTCATTTAAAATTCTTGAATGTGAAAGAAAGCGGCATTTGGAATGTGGGCACAGGTCAGCCTAGAAGTTTCATGGCAGTGGCAGAAGAATTTGGTGTTCCTATTGACACTATTCCCATGCCCGATATTCTTCGAGACTCCTATCAACAATACACCTGTGCTGATATGACCAAAACCCAACAAACTCTAAAAATTACCCAAAAATAATTGTGGCCATCTGCTTGACAACAAAATCAACTTGTAGTACAATTGACTTATGATTATTGGTATTAGACAAAATTCCGGTACTAAATAATCTATTGTTCAAAGCACAAATTGGGTCGTTAACTCAGTTGGTAGAGTTCCTGCCTTACACGCAGGCTGTCGGCGGTTCGAGCCCGTCACGACCCACCAAGAATTTATGCGGGATTAGTTTAATGGCAAAACAGCAGATTTCCAATCTTCGGTCAAGAGTTCGATTCTCTTATCCCGCTCCAGTTTTAATGCGTTAAGAAACCAATATGCAAATATCAAGAGCTGAACAAAGTGTTATAAGATATAACCTAGAGCAATATCGCAATCAACAGATACGATTAGAAAAAAATCGAGCCGAAGATTATAGTAAGGTCATTGAGAAACGCAGAGTAGAGCAAATCATAGCAGATCGAGTGCGTCGAAATCTTCGGTTAGATTTAGACAAAGGTCGACATATTGACATAGAATGTTAAGGAAACCATGGATTACAAAGTAAAAGATATCAGCCTGGCTGGTTGGGGTCGTAAAGAAATTGCAATTGCCGAACACGAGATGCCGGGCCTGATGGCCATTCGTCGCGAATACGCAGGACAAAAACCATTAGCAGGCGCACGTATTGTGGGCAGTCTGCACATGACCATTCAAACGGCTGTGCTGGTTGAAACCTTGATTGAACTAGGTGCCACAGTGCGCTGGAGTAGTTGCAACATTTTTTCAACACAAGACCAAGCCGCGGCTGCTTTGGCTGCACGAGGCATTCCTGTTTTTGCTTGGAAGGGCGAAACCGAAGAGGAATACTGGTGGTGCATCGAGCAGACTGTGCGCAGTGCCGATGGTTGGACTCCCAACATGATTTTAGATGATGGTCATGACTTGACAGGTTATATCCATGATCGTCATCCAGATCTCATCCCTGGCATCAAAGGAGTCACAGAAGAAACCACCACAGGCATTCACAAGTTGTTGGAACGCATTGCGGCTGGTACCCTGCGGATGCCGGCCATCAACGTAAATGATTCGGTAACCAAGACCAAGTTTGATAACCTTTATGGTTGCAGAGAGAGTTTGGTAGATGCTATCAAACGTGCCACTGACGTTATGATTGCTGGCAAGGTTGCAGTGGTGGCCGGCTACGGAGATGTGGGCAAGGGATCCGCACAGGCCTTGCGAGCACTGAGTGCGCAGGTTTGGGTTACCGAAGCGGATCCTATCTGTGCGCTACAAGCTGCCATGGAAGGCTTCCGTGTGGTCACCATGGAGTATGCCGCAGACAAGGCTGACATCTTTGTCACTGCTACCGGAAACGTTGACATTATCACACGCCAGCACATGAATGCGATGAAGAACAATGCCATTGTATGTAACATTGGTCACTTTGATACAGAGATTGATGTTGCTGGTATTCGTGACTGTGTATGGGAAAACATTAAGCCACAAGTGGACCATGTGATTTTCCCCAGTGGCAAACGCATCATCCTGTTGGCCGAAGGACGCTTGGTCAATCTCGGCTGCGGCACCGGACATCCTAGTTTTGTAATGAGCAACAGTTTTACCAACCAGGTGATGGCACAGATTGAACTGTATAACAACACTGACCATTACCAAGCAGGCCAGCTGTATCTGTTGCCCAAACACTTGGATGAAAAAGTTGCACGACTGCACCTGGAACAGATCGGCGCAGAACTCACTACAATGACTGAAAAACAGGCCGCCTACATTGGCGTCACTGTTGCAGGTCCTTTCAAGCCGGAAACCTATAGATACTAAATGGTTGACCAAATTCTCCATTTATGCTATAATACTTGATTAGATGGAGAATTGCTATGCCTTGGATTGAAAACGTAGCAGCCGCAGACATCTCTACCGGATTTCATCATGCGGCTGGCGAAAACAGCATGCTGATCCAGATCATGGATCCTGCTTCTTCTTGGTGGCCCGAGCCGGTTCGTCCGTTTAAAGAAACGCATCGATTTGAATTCTTGGATGCCGAGCGTGACGATAACTTTGCTGACGACGCAAAAATCACCCCTGCACAGGCCGAGGAAATTGTAGCACTGCTCCAGCATGCTTTGGCTCAGCGTATGAATGTGGTTGTTCATTGCATGGCCGGTATCTGTAGATCGGGTGCAGTGTGCGAAGTCGGAGTGATGATGGGCTTTGATGACTGTGAGCGGTTCCGTAGTCCCAACTTATTGGTCAAACACAGCCTGATGCGGGCACTGGGCTGGACCTATGACGCAGATGAAAAGCCAAACATCGACGATTGGCAAACTTTTAAACCTATTTTATAAGAAAGGAGCAAGATATGCCTAGTGTATTTTTAGTTAGCGACACGCACTTTGGTCACACTGGTGTCTGTCGCTTCACACGTAACGACGGTGTTACAAAACTTCGCCCATGGGACAGTCCCGAGGAAATGGACGAAGCCATGATCAAGGCATGGAACGAACGGGTGAAGCCTACTGACAAGGTGTACCATTTGGGTGATGTTGTGATCAACCGCAAAGCGTTGAGGACCTTGCATCGTTTGAACGGTGACAAGGTCTTGATTCGCGGTAACCACGACATCTTTCCAGATAACGAGTACCGCACTTACTTCCGAGAGTTACGTGCCTACCATGTGATGAATGGGATGATCTTGAGTCACATTCCGTTACACTCAGAATCGTTGGGACGTTTTGGTACCAACATTCACGGACACTTGCATGCAAACCGCGTGAAGCGGGCTCGTGGAGTAGATGCCAAGACTGGTGAAATCTTGTACAGCGACGAGATTGACCCACGTTACCATTGTGTCTGTGTGGAACAGACTCCGGACTTTGCTCCGATCTTGTTTGAAGACGTTATCAAACGCATCGAAGCAGAAGGCGGCAGTGTAGGGTTTAAAAACGGCAACGGTCCTACAATGTAAAAACTAATACTCAAGTACTACAAAAGCCCTACTAACACTAGGGCTTTTTTTTGATTGACCAATAATTCCCATTTTGCTATAATAATAACATGAAGAAATTAGATACAAACGAAATTTTGCAGTGGGCAGGTGCCGTGTTTATTGTAGCAGGGCATAGCCTCAATGCAGTAGGGCCAACAGCCCATCCTTACAACATTCTTACATTTTTTATTGGGACTATTTTGTTCCTGATCTGGACTGTGCGTGTTGCAAATAAACCACAGATGTTTGTGAACCTTGTCAGTGTGGCAATTGGGCTTTTGGGACTTGTAAAAGCCTTAGGTTGACCGAATATTCCCATTTTGCTATAATACTTGTATAGAAACTAAAAAGGAGCCAGAGATGAACAAGATCACAGTGACCATCGAATTCTCGGAAAAAGAACTGCAGGCAGTATTTGAAAATCTGCCAGGCGTTGAAATCGTTGACGCTCGCAAGATGCAAAAGATCATGCAGAGTAAGAAATTTGCCCGGGCATTGGCCCACGACGTCAAAGAGGCATACATTCAAACCTGGCGTGAAAAACCTGAGTGGGAAGTCTTGG